CATATCCTGCAGGTGATCCTGCAATTACTACTGCATTGAACACACTGAATGCTGCTATGAATAATCCTACATATGTTTCCTTGTCTGCGCAATTTAATGGCCCATATGTGCCATCCGGTAGTGCATCAAGTTCAACGCAAATGACAGTGGCATCAGCTACTACTTCAATATCTATTCTGACAAATACTGCAACGGTATCAACAAATACCTCTACAAATTCTAATACGCAAACATCTATATCATTACAAGCTATCCAGGTATCAGTAACAGAAGATGAGGCTTCTACTAACAATTCTATCTCAGGAATAACAGGGTAGTATTCTGGGATAAATAATAACATGGCTCTTCCAGAACTCACATCAGTACAACTTGTCAAAGCTATCCTTAAGGGGTATGATATCACTATAACTCCTTACGGAGATCGGCATTGGTATCTAAACGGCAAACGCCACAGAGAAGATGGCCCTGCTGTTGAATATGCAGACGGAGATCGGGTATGGTATCTAAACGGCAAACTTCATAGAGAAGATGGCCCTGCTGTTGAGCACTCAAACGGTGACCGGGAATGGTATCTAAACGGCAAACTTCATAGAGAAGATGGCCCTGCTGTTGAATATGCAGACGGAGATCGGGTATGGTTTCTAAACGGCGAAGAAATGACCGAAGAAGAATTTAATCAAATAACAGGAAATAGCTGAGAATAAAATGAAAAATAAAATCGATATGATTAACGAAGATGGATTGACAAAGCAAGAAGTACTTCAGCAAATTGCTGAATGGGGAGACCGTAATATAGCACATGCAATACAAGTGAAGGAAGAAATCTATCAAGAGTTAGGAATAACAGATGAAAATCTGCGAAATTACTGATAGAAATTTTGTCTATAGTACAATTATGGAATTAGATTTAAAATTTGAAGAAGAATTCAGTCTTGTACGTGATGTAGCTGAAGCGGTGATTCGTGTAGGTCATCGCAATAAATATGACGCCACATTAGATTTGATAGAAAGATTTAGGCGTCGAGCCGAATCTTTCTTTAATATTAATTTTCCAGACTTTGATGATCCTGACGTTTTGCAGATCAAAAATGAAATAAGAGAGATGTTAGGTCATTTAGCTGAGTACGAACGACTGTTACATAATTCTAGACGATAAATAATAACATGGCTCTTCCAGAACTTACATCAGTACAACTTGTCAAGGCAATCCTTAAGGGGTATGAAATAAAAACAAACCGTGACGGGAATCGAGCATGGTATCTAAACGGCAAACGGCATAGAGAAGATGGTCCTGCTTATGAGAGTGCAGACGGAGATCGGGAATGGTATCTAAACGGTAAACGTCATAGAGAAGATGGCCCTGCAATTGAATGGGCAGATGGAACTCGGTATTGGTTTCTAAACGGTGAACCTATGTCCGAAGAAGAATTCAAAGAAAGAACCGGACAGAAATAATGGCACAATATTTGGGGTTTAGTACAATTAATGCAGATTTACCTAGAACAACTAATGTTATTCCGGGACAGCCTGTGCAAAATGGGATAGGTGGACAGCCTGAGGTTGTATATGGTAATAAGTATCGTCTTGTGGATCAGCAATTGGTAATACAAGATTTAATCAATGCTTTTAACATTCCATATGGACAAAAAGTTGGACAACCACAATACGGCACGAGCATATGGGATTATGTATTCGAACCAAACACCCAGGATGTACAGACTAGTTTGCAAAACGAAGTTCGCAGAGTCATATCACTTGATCCAAGATTATCAGTAGGATACGTTAATGTATATCCACAACAGAATGGTATACTGATTGAAGTACAGGTAGCAGTAGTACCATTCAATCAGGCTAGTGTAATAAACTTATTTTTTAATCAGCAAACTGGTATAGCCAGTATCCAGTGAACTACTCTATACAAGCTTTCCGGTGTTCTTCTTCTGACATCTCTTTATCGTTTACCCACCATTCCCGAGTTCCGTCTGCCCATTCGCGGGCCGGGCCATCTTCTCTATGAGGTTTACCGTTTAGATACCATTCCCGACCTCCGTCTGCATATTCAACAGCAGGTAATCCGTCTTCTCTGTGAAGTTCGCCGTTTAGCCGCCATTCACGACCTCCGTCTGCATATTCAACAGCAGGTAATCCGTCTTCTCTGTGAAGTTCGCCGTTTAGAAACCATTGCCGAGTCCCATCTGACCATTCAACAGCAGGGCCGTCTTCTCTATGAAGTTTGCCGTTTAGATACCATACCCGATCTCCGTCTGCATATTCAATAGCAGGGCCATCTTCTCTATGATATTTGTCGTTCAAATACCAGTAACGGACGTACGGGTACTCATGTATTTCATACCCCTTAAGGATATACCAGTTACGATCTTGTTCTGAAAGTTCAGGAAGTGACATTCGAAGTTCTCCCTAAGAGAGTTGATTTCCAACAACTCAATATAGCAAAATGGGTAAAGGATGTCAACTCTCTTTAGGTAAAAAACACGCGGTTCAGGTATGATAAATAAAAGATAATCGCGGAACGAGTTTCAATCACAAATGCCCAACATTTCCAACGTAAGTAGTACTACAAATTTAGCCAGTAGTGTTCCAGGTAGCACTATACAGTCTGCACTATCAGGTGTACAGAACTGGCAAAGTTTATACCAAAGTTATCAACAGGCATCGTTTACTAGTTACGACTATACCACGTTGCGTAATAGCTTTATATCTTATTTGCAAACCTACTATCCAGAAAACTTCAATGACTGGACTGAGTCGTCAGAGTTCATTGCTTTGCTTGATGTTATGGCGTATATGGGGCAAGGTCTCGCATTTCGTAATGATCTAAATGCTAGAGAAAACTTTATCGATACTGCGGAACGCAGAGATTCAGTTATAAAATTAGCTAATCTAGTAAGCTATAATCCACAGAGAAATACTGCTGGGCAAGGTTGGCTAAAAGTAACAAGTATATCTACAACACAGAATATAACTGATATCAATGGTACAAATCTTAGTAATATTCCTATACTATGGAATGATCCAGCAAATTCTAATTGGCTAGAACAGATGAACACCATCTGGAATGCTGCACTAGTAACAAATCAACGAATCGGGCAACCTGGTAATATTTCAAATATTCTCGGAGTGACTACAAGTGAATATGCGATTCAAATCCCATCAACTGCATTACCTATTGTACCGTTTACATCTACCATAGATGGCGTGTCTACTAATTTTGAACTAGTGAGTGTTACTGCGCTAAACCAAGATTATATATATGAGATTCCACCTGCACCATCTAGTCAATTTAATATGGCTTATCGCAACGATCAACTTGGTTTTGGGTCACCAAACACAGGGTTCTTCTTCTACTTTAAACAAGGCACACTACAGAACTATGATTTCACTTTACCGCAACAAGTATCAAACCAAGTTATTCCGATTGGTGCTATTCAAGGGGTAAACAATACCGACACCTGGTTGTATCAATTGAATTCGAATGGATCAACTTCTCCATGGACACAAGTTCAAAGCATTTATGCGGATGCTTATTTGCAATCTGAAGCTGCTAGTAGAACTATATTTTCTGTAAACTCTGGGTATAATGATCAGGTATCGTATGTATTCGGCGATGGTATTTTTTCGACTATCCCAATTGGGTCATATCGCGCGTATGTTCGCGCTGGTAATGCACTGACTTATACTATTCAACCTAGCCAAATGAACGGCATTGCGGTGTCATTCTCTTATCTGACCGCACAGGGCGGAACAGAAACATTGACTATTGGATTATCATTACAACAAACTAGTTCGACTGCACAAGCCAGAGAAACATTGGCAAGCATTAAACAAAATGCTCCGGCAAGATATTATACACAGAACAGAATGGTTAACGGTGAAGACTATAATAACTTCCCTTATACACAATACAATTCTATTGTTAAGTCAAAGGCTATCAATAGATCATCTGTTGGTGTATCAAAAAATTTAGATTTACTTGACCCAACCGGTAAGTATTCTAGTACTAATTCATTTGGTGATGATGGTGGATTATATCAAGTTAGTACACCAGGAGTATTGTCATTAACTATTAATAATACCGGGGACATCATCTCATTCTTTACTAATTCACTCAGTTCTGTGTTATCGTTAAACCGTGCTAATCAATATTACTTACAAAACTATACAAGATATCCAGTAGTAGCACCGACGCCTACCTCAGATGGTAATGTATATTGGAACACAAGTTCAGTTGATACTGGATCAGAAACCGGATACTTCTATACATTGACAAGCAGTGGTGCGATTAATCCAATTTCTATAGGCACATATGCAAGTACTAATGGCGTAATCTATCTTACAGTAGGAGCCATTTGTCAATTTACCGCACCTGCGGGTTATTATTTTGATCAAAATAATCGACTGGTTGCTGGCATACTCGGCCCATCTGATAGTAATAAGCTTTGGACTACTATTCTAAATGTAGTAACTGACGGATCGAATAATGGTCAAGGTGCTTTCGCAAATGGCGTTGGCCCAGTGACAGTTAATGGTTATGTACCAGCTGGAGCAATTTTAACACAAGTCATTCCAGTATTCGGGAACGCTATTCCATCTGATGTCATTCAGGAATGTGTTCTAAGAATGGAATTACAACAAAACTTTACTTTAGTGTTCAACAATTCTCTATTGATCAATCAAGATCGCTGGTCTGTTAGTACATACACCAATCCAAATGCATTCGTAATATTTACGAGTCAGGGGAATAATTCCTATATAGTGACATACAATTCATTGATCTATTACTTCGGTTCAGTTCTTGATACAAGATTTACGTTTGCATCAGGCGAAGTCATATATGATCCGGTTTCTGGGCAAACTATTCAAGACTTTATTAATATATTAGCAATCAATAGTCAGTTCAATTCAAATACCGCTCTTGGTAAAAACTATTCTGTTAATATTCTAGGACAGACAGTTCAGCCAGATGGTTATATCAATGATTTCCAAGTTGAAGTAGCTGCTACTGATGTAAATAATAACCAACTTATTCTTAATCCTGATTTCTTCAATGAAATCACTGGATATACACCATCAACTACAAATATTGGTGTGTATGCATTCTTTGAAACAGTAATAGATCCTATTAATCTATCTCGACAATATTTGATTCCATCAACAGATATTGTATACCAATATCCTAATGCAACACAGATTGAATTAGTAAAGTATGATTACCCGCTCGGTCAAGTATTTTATGCTTATACTGAAAATAATTTCTATGCAACTATACAGAACTATTCAGTAACAACGCTGTCATATTCTCTGTCGTTACAAACACAATATTCTATGTTGCCAGGCCGCCAAGGATTGTCTTATCAATACAGACACAATTCGAATAATACTAATCGCATTGATCCTACCACTACAAATATAATTGACCTGTATGTTGCTACACAAGCATATTATACTGCATACATAAACTGGGTTACTGATACAACAGGAACTATAGCTAAACCTACAGTACCTACAACACAGGACCTAGCGCAAGACTATGGAAATCTTCAAGATTATAAAATGTTGTCAGATTCGCTTATACTAAATAGTGTAGTATTCAAACCGTTGTTCGGACCAAATGCAGATCCTGCATTGCAGGGGACAATTAAAGTCGTTCCAGCGAGTAACACAAATGCGAGTAACAGTGAAATTCGAAGTGCAGTATTATCCGCAATGAATGATTATTTTGATATTTCGAACTGGAACTTTGGTGCTACGTTCTATTTTTCTGAATTAAGTGCGTATCTTCATAGTACATGTGGTGATTTAATTAGTTCTGCGGTATTGGTAGCAAATGATCCAACACAACCATTTGGAACACTCTATCAAATTCAGAGTTTGCCGTATGAGATATTTGTTAATGCTGCAACCGCAAATCAAATTCAAGTGATTGCTGCAAATACGCCAGCACAACTTCAAATCGGATCATAAGATAAATGGCAACAATCCGGACTATTAATTTTCTACCGGAAATTTTTCAGACTACAACCAATAGTCAATTCCTTTCGGCGACTCTAGATCAATTAGTCAATCAATCGAACACTACAAACATTCAAGGGTTCATAGGAAGCACGTTTGGTAGCGGCGTAGATGCGACTTCTGCATATGTTACTGAACCGACTGCATCTCGTACCAATTATCAGCTTGAGCCCGGCGTGGTATTTACTGTACCAAATCAATTGACTGCACAAGACTTTATTACATATCCGGGTATGCTTGATTCAATTGATATACAAGATGGTATAACTAACAACAATAGTCGTTTGTTTCAAAGTCAATTTTATTCTTGGGATTCATTAACTAACCTTGACAAACTTGTAAACTATAATGAATATTATTGGTTGCCTAATGGGCCGCCGGTTGTCAATATAACGACTGCTACTATATTCAATAATACTGATTATAATGTTACTCCGCTATCTAACGGATATGAAATTTCAGTTGTGGGTGAATCTGGCGGCAGTGTGAATACAA